GTGAGTCCCCTGGGCAATCGGCGGGCAACGCGAAACGGCGCACTCCCCGAAGAAGCGCGCCGTTTCGTCAGTCCCTAGGAAGGACATGCTCACCGTACCGGACTTCGGCAGCTACGGGCGAGTGCCTGAGTTGTCCTTCAGTTCCGGGTTCTGCTGCTGCTCGGCCAGGGCCTCGCCGCCGGTCACCAGCAGGTCCGGCTGCTCCGGCTGCTCCGGCTTGTCCTCGCTGAAGCCCTCGGCCAGCGCGTCGGCGGCGTCCGAGTGGTTCTGCGCCGTCTCGTCCGGCTGCGGTTCCGGGTCCACCTAGACGACCGTGCCGCCGCCCGCGCCGAACGGCTCGGCGACGAACGCGCCGGTCTCGGTGCCCGGCAGGGACACCAGGCGGCCGATGGACATGCCGTTGGAGCCGGACGTGCCGCCGTAGGCCACCGGCAGCGCGGTGCCGACCTCGTTGACGGTGCTGAACAGCGCGCGGCCCGCGATGCTGCAGCTCAGGCCGGTCTTGTAGCTCGGGCCGGTGAAGTTGAAGGGCATGAACTGTACGCGGTACATGACGAAGTCAAGTGTCCGGATCTGCCCGCCGGCGTCCTTGGACGGCACCCGGATGGCCAGCGGCTGGGTCACCTGGTTCATGGAGGCCAGGGTCCACAGCGGGATGGCGTAGTAGTCCGCTCCCGCAGCGCCGGAGGAGGTGACGCTCGTGCCGGTGATGTACGCGATCGTGCTGAAGGGGATATATCCCTCTTCAATCGTAATGTTAGCGAAATTTATCCAAAAGTGTTCGCTCAAAACGACGTCGTCGCCGGTGTTTTCGAAGTTCCCCTGGTCAGTGCTGATAGTCCCGTTACGCACGCCGTAGACAGTCGCGCCTTCAGCGCCCGTGGTCCCGCTGAGAATGGCCGCGTGGCTGAGCGAGAAGCCTTCGAACGGCGTGCCGGCGTAGCTGTTGCTGAGGGTAGGCATGGCCGCGGGACCTCCTGGTCAGCTGATGCGACTTCGGAGTCCTAATCGGCGCGGGCTGCTACCCGTACAGGGCCGCGCAGTCGACCGGGTGGTTCACCGTGACCACGTACTTCAGGAACTGGGCCGCCAGCTTGTCCGCTGCGTCGATCTGCGCTTTCGTGGAGGTCGTGGTCGGCGTGGTGAGGATGCGGATGAAGTCCTGCCAGATGACGTCCTGGTCCGCCCGGAACGTGTTCCCGTCGGCGCACGACGCGAGCTGCGCCGCGTGCAGCGCGGTCTGCTGCGTGTGCAGTTCCTGGACCAGCTGGGCGTTGGTGTCCGCCGTGCCGTGCGCCTGCAGCGCGGTAAGCCCCAGCACGACGGTGAGAAGGATGTCCAGGGCAAAGGACACCGACAGCGCGATGATGATCTGGCGGCTGCGCCTGCCGAACGCCGAGTACTCCTCCAGCCGCCGGGAGATCTCGGCAAGCGTGGCGTCGAGCGACGCCGCCAGGGCCAGTGCCTGCGCTGCCTGCTCGCCCGGAACCGCCTGTCCTTCCTCACCCGAGCTGCTCATCGCCCTCTTCCTGGATTCCGGCCTGGGCGCTGCCCAGGATTCGCTTCATGTCGGCGACGGTGGCGTTCAGGTCCAGGACAAGCTGCTCGGCCCGGAGCACCAGCGCGTCGATCCGCCTGTCCGCGGCGGCCATGTCCCGGCCGCGCTGCTCATCCGTCACGGTGCTCGCCCTCCAGGCGTGCCAGGCTCTCCCGGATCTGGTTCAGTGAGTCCACGACAAGAGACAGCGCCGGCAGCACCTGCGAGGACTGCGATTCGATAAGGCGGTCGCGCTGTTCAATCGCCCGGTCGCGCTGCGCCTCCAGCTCCGCGCGCATCTTCTGCGCCTGGTCCCACAGCACGGCGGCCTCGCTGGTCCGGATGCTCCCGGCCGCTGCCCGGCGGCGCAGCAGGTACGTGACTCCGGCGCTGGCAGCGGTCGCGCCGAACGTGGCGATGGTGGCGAAGGCGGCGACGGCATCGGGGCTCACTTCTTCGCCACGTACAAGATGATGAAGGTCAGCACCGCGACCGCCAGCAGGCCCATGGAAATGGCGGTGCCCATGTTCAGCCGGGTCTCCGACCGCTCCCCGCGCCGCTCCTCCCGCTCGGCCCGCCCTGCCCCGCCGGCCTGCTCGATGCCGCGGGTCAGGCTCTCGATACCCGTCAGCCGGTCCCGCGCGTCGGTGATCTTGTCTTCCATGGCCTTGAACGAGGCGTCGGCCACCTGGCTCAGGGAGGTGAGCTGCTCCTTGACTGCGGTCTCCGACTTGGCGATAGCCCGGTCGTTGGCCTTGTTCTGCTCTCCCACCGCTTCCTTCTGCGCGGTGAGCGCCGCGTCCACGGCGATCTTGCTGGCCGAGAACTGCCCGTCGACCGCGGCGAACTTCTCCGTCATCACCGAGCTGACAATGTCGAGCTTGGCCATGATGAACTCGCGCTCGGCCGCCAGCCGGCGGGTAGTCTCCGCGTCCAGCTTCACCCGCTCGGCTTCGGTGCGGCTCGGTACCTTGGCTACCTCGTCGGCGGCCAGCTTGATGGCCTTGTCCAGGTCCCCCAGCCGCTGCTCGACCAGCTCGCGCACGCCGGCCAGGTCCTCCAGGAACTCGCGGCGGCGGTGCTCAAGCTGCTTCTCCAGCTTGTCCGGCCAGCCGTTGACGGCATCCCACAGGTGCCTGCGGTCCTGGTCGCTCCCGGCTAGCCGGGTCTCGATGATCTCGCGGAGCGCGGCCAGCTCGCGGCGGTACTGGACGGTGGCCTTGTCGACGGCCTCGGTCGTGAGCTTGGTCGGGTCCGGGCGCGGTACCAGGTCGGCCTGGCGCCAGTCCTGGGCCTGGTCGGAGACCGTCACGGCACCTGCCTAGACGTCGGCCATGTCGGCCAGCAGCTGCTCCAGGTCCAGGCCCTCCACCGACGTGCCGTTGGCGGACAGCCAGTCGTGGGTGACCACCGCCCACGCCTCCTCGGCGGCATGCGCCTGGAAGTCCGGCGTCGCGGGCTGCAGCGCCCCCCAGGTGACGTACTCCAGCGGGGCGCCGCCCGACCCGAGACGGCGCTGCAGGCAGATGGCGTGCCCGCCCTCCACTGCCTCGCCCGGCGTCCAGGTCCACGGCTGGCCGTCGCTGAATTCTGTGAGAATCGAGGCCTGGCAGTTGATCCCGACGTACACCGTGCCGAACACGTCGAGCACCCGGCCGAGCAGTTCCTCGTCGGCCGGGTTGCCGAACGCCGCGTACCCGGCCACCTTGTGCACGTGGCCGGCGGCGTCGCTCATGCCGCCGACCCGCTGGTCGGCGAGCACGTCGGCCATGCTGCAGCCGTTGTCGGTGTCCTCGTCACCCGGCACGTAGCCGCCGACCCGCGAGTACACCGCCTGGATCTCGCTGTCCGCGAACAGCGCCTCGGTACCTGCCGCGTACTGCGTCCACGCGCCGTACATGTGCCCGACCGCCGCGATGGTGCAGTCCCCGAGGGTGTCGTTCAGGTACATGGGCCAGCTGGACACCTGGCTTGCCCGGTCCACGTCCTGGGTGAGCGGCACCGGCGGCAGCCCTGCCCTGCTCAGCGCCGTGCGCGGGTCCAGGTACTTCTCCAGGGTCAGCCGGGGCCGTCCCGGGTCAAGGGGCGTGCGCCCGTACTTGCCTGCCTGCCTCGGCACGGTTAGCCTCCACGCGAAGAAGGACGGGGCCCGATGGTGGCGGGTCCCGTCCTTCCGATCGGAGGCTGGCCGCGGCTAGCAGCGCCCCTCGTACGCACCGCTGGTGTACGTGGTCCACGGACTCCAGTTGGTCCCGTCGTCCGAGAGGATGACAGCCGACCGTGCGCTCCCCGGCGGGCTGAGGGTAGCCAGCGCGCCGTTGGAAGCATTAATTTGCCACAGCCCGTAGTCGTCAGTCGGGCTGACCGCGTCCGGGTTGCCGCCCGACTCCGCCATCGCGATCTCGGCAGCGGTGAACGCGTCAGCCGGGTTGCCGCCCGCACCGTCCCACAGGGCCTCCAGGGCGCTGCAGCCGAAGTACCCGCCTGCGACGGTGACCACCGGGGCCTGCTGCTCCGGCGGCCCCCCTGAGACGGCTGCGGGCCGTACGGGGGGCGGAGGCGGCGCGTACCGGGCGGCGACCGCCTGCGCGGCGGCCAGGCAGGCGGCTTTCAGCACCTGGCCGGCGAAGATGCGGTCCGGGTCCGCGATGCCGTTGTTGTAGGCCAGGGCCAGGTCGTCGCGCGGGTTCCCGCACACCTGCCCGGCAATGGCCCACAGCGTGTCCCCCGGCCGGACGGTCACCGTGGCGGGCAAGACCGCTGCAGGCATCCTGGCCAGTCCGGCATGCAGGACGTGAGCGTCGTCCTGCAGCGGCCCTGCGGGCGCCCTGGGCGCACCCGGCGAGGCGTGCGCGGCCAGCGGGACGGCAGCGGCAGCGGCTCCCAGGACGGCCGCCGTGGCGGCGGCGAGCGGACGGCGGCGGTGCGGGCGCGCGTGGCGCGGTGCGGACATAGGCGTCTCCCAGCCGGGCGGGGTGCCCGTGCCGGTTCCCCTCCAGCGCGCGCCTCCGGGTTCAGGGGAGGTGCCGGGCCCCGCCGTCCGGCAGTCAGGTGCGGTTACGGAGGCTGACGCTAACACCGCAATCGCACAGGCCGCAGGCGAACGGCTAGACCGTCACGATGCGGCCCTGCAGGAGCTTCGCGAGGTCGCCCGGTTTCACGTAGCCGGGCCAGCGGCCGTCATCGAACAGGTGCACGTCCCCGCCGTACAGGTAGGCGGCGTCCGTCCACCAGCCGCAGATCATGTGCCCCGTACTGGCGATGAACTCGCGCAGCCCCGGCACCGGGACGTGCAGGGCGTGCAGCACCAGCGCGCCGTAGTCGGCGAACGAGTACGCGGTGTCCTGGTGCGTCATCGCCCAGGACACGATACCGGTCCGCTCGGTGCCGGTCAGGTCGACCAGGCCCGAGGACCACAGCGAGCCGGGCAGTTCCGCGGCGGGGCAGGGCAGCGCGCGCTTCCCCTTGCCGTCCGGGTAAGCGCTGACGGTATAGCCGAACGGGCCGTCCGCGTCGGCTTTCCCGACGTAGACCTCCGCGTGGTCGTAGAACTGGAAGCGGTCGCCGTCCAGCCACTGGCCGAGCGTGATGCCGAAGCCGACCGGGCCGCAGACAGGCACGCAGCAGAAGTCCCCCGGCCGCGGCTGGGCCATCACGACAGGGGCGGGCCAGCCAGCGGGGGAAGCGCGGTACACGCCGGCCTAATCGGACTTGCGGAACTCCGCCAGCAGCCACTCCGCGCCGTCGGTCCAGCCCACGATGTCCCGGCACGCGCCGCCGCGCTCGGGGAAGAAGCGGTGCTCGCGGTGGCGGCGCAGCCGCTTGGACCGTCCGATGACCACGCTGCCCTCGCCGTGCGGCTTGCCCAGCCACACGACGTACCACTGTGCCGGGCGCTCGGTGCCTGTCCGCTCGCGGTGCACCTGCGCCGGGGCGAACCGCATACCGCCCAACCCGTCACCTCCGGGGCGAGGCTACTGCTATATCACTGTCCCGTCAGTGAGTGTCTCGACCAGGTGACCGGCGAGATCGAACCTGTGCAGCACTCTTTTCACGCGGATGCCGCGCTTGCGCAGGCGGTCACGGCAGCCTTCGCACGCCAGCTCGATCAGGTTGTCCGGGTAGACGTAGGAGGGAATCTCGCCGGACAGCCGGAGCTTGAGCAGCAGCTGGCCCGGGATGCAGTGCCCGTTGGGCAGTTCCTTGGGGACCGGGCAGCGGACCTCCACCACCTCTTCCACGGCCGCGGTCACCGCCGTCCCCAGCCAGCCGGGCCGTCCGCCCCCCGCGGTTCCGGCTCGCGGCGGCACGCGAATGCCTGCGCGGCCACCTCCGGGCCGGGCCCGGTCACCTGGTCGCCGATCCGGCGGAACAGGTTCTCCACCACCACCAGCCAGTCGCACATCTGCGGGATGATCCTGCTGGCCAGCTCGCCCTTGTTCCTGGCCTCGGCCCGGTGGGTGTAGATGTGCCAGATGACGTCCTTCAGGTGCTCGATGCTCACCCGAGCGTCGTGCGCGGCCCACGGCTTGTCCTCGAACGTCGGTGCCAGGGTGTAGTCCAGCGGGTAGGCGTAGTCACCGTTCAGCCACTGCACGTGGCCGCCGAAGTTGGTCGCGGCCACTACCCCGCCGGTGGACTGGAACTCCAGGGCCGGCAGGTTCTTGCCCTCCCCGCGGCTCGGTGCCAGCAGGCAGTGACCGGACGCGTAGAAGTCGTCCAGCGTCGGCTTGTCGAACGCGTCGATGAACACGCGGATCTTGGTGTTCCTGAACGGCTCGTTCAGTTCGGGGAACAGCTTGCCGGGAGTATTGGTGTGCAGCGCCAGGGTGGCGCCCTCGAACTCCTTCCCCTTCTCGAACTTGAGCTGCTGGAATGCCTGGATGGCGGTCCACGGGCACTTCCGGTCGTTGAGCGCGCCGTGCATGATGAAGCCGAAGCGGTCGCCGAGCCAGTCGCGCTCGGTCTTCTTCCACTCGGCCGCCGGGAAACCGCCCTGCAGCACGCCGCGGTGCACTTTCGCCGGGATGTACGGCTCCAGCGCCTCCAGGGACACCGGGTCGTAGCCCAGCACCAGGTCGTACCAGCGCAGACGGGAGCGCAGCTTGGAGCGGTTCTCGCAGTGCGGCACCAGCCCGGAGACGCCCTTGCCGTCCTTGCCCGGCCCGCCGGCGAACTCCCACATCGTCCACGCGACCGCCACCCGCGCGCACTGGCGGGCCTCGGGGGTGATGAACAGGTTCCCCGGGTCCCAGTGGTTGATGAGCAGGTCGAACGGCGCGCGCAGCTCCTTGGCCAGCAGCGGCAGCAGGTTGCGCGGCACCGGCGTGTCCAGCCAGGTGGGCTGCAGGTACACGTCGCAGCCCCACTGGTCCAGGGCCTCAGCCAGGCTGTAGCCGTCGTTGCCGTAGCCCGAGAACTTACTGAACGGGCTCTTGAGCAGGACCTTCAGAGGCCTGTCAGCGGTCATCCCCCATCCCCCCTCGCGAGACTGCACGCGGCGCGCCGGCGGCGATGACGCGGGCACGGGTAACTATTCGGCCGCATCCGACCAGCCAGTGAATTCCACTCCGAAGTACGCGGTCCCGCGCAGCAGCCAGTCCCCGTCCGCGACCTGGGCGAAATCCGGCTCGGCCAGGAGCTGGCAGCCGACGGTGCACAGGTCTCCCCAGAAAACCGCGTCAGGGTCGGTGCGCTGCAGCCGGAACTGGGCGGCGGCGAACACCGCCAGCCCGCGGTTGGCGGTGAGCGAAGAGGTTTCGGTGACGTTGGCCTGCGCGTCGCGCAGCGGGTCGATCCAGATGTCCAGCCGCAGCCGGCGGAACCGGCCGGTGCCCAGCTGCGGGGGCACCGTCCACCCGCCGGAGTCGCCGCACACGATCGCGGCGGCCGACGTGCCCTCCATCACCTTGAGCACGCCCTGGTTGTTGTCGGAGAACAGCCAGGGGGCGCCGGCGAAACCGGGATTGGGGTCGGACAGGGAGAACGCGCCGAGCAGGCTGGTGACGTCGGCGAACTGGGAGAGGTAGCGCACTGCCCCGCTCGCGACGTCGTCCACGCCGGTCTAATCGGGGCTAGCCTGCCCTGGTGAGCACGAGTGACAAGATCCGGATCGGCGGCCTGATGCGCTGCTGCATCGAGACCGTCAACATCCTGTACGCCGAAAACCCCGGCATGGCAGCGACCGAGGGCCAGACGCTGCAGTGCAAGTACGCCCCGGAGGACCCGGACCACCGCATGCGCTTCCGGGACGGCGCCTGGGAGTGGGACCGCAGCTAATCCCCGCCGCTCGCCCACGGCAGGCCGCCGTCGGGCGCGGGCCCTCCCTTGTAGTCGGTCACCCAGTCCCAGAACGCCTGCCGCACGCCCTTCTCGAACTCGTGCCCCCCGGGGTTGAAAAAGTAGTGGCCGCCCGCCGGGTGGTACTTGGTGGGGGAGTCGCCGCGGGCCAGCTCGTAGATGCCGGGGAAGCGGGCGAAGTCGATTTCGCCCGTCCAGGTAACTGTGTCGAACGCGGACATCGGGTGGCCGGACATGGCCAGGTGCCCGGTGATGATGTGCACCTTGGCCTCGGCGAGCGTGTAGCCGAGCAGCAAGGCCGCCTCCATCGAAGCGATGGTGCGGGCGTCCGGTCCCCTGGCCAGCCGGTCCAGCTCGTCCCCGGCCCCGTTCAGGTCGACGTAGACGAAGTACTCGGGCATAACGGCGCAACGCCGGGGAACGGCATCGGGCTGCCCTGCTTCAGCATCTGGCTGGTTTCCACAATCTGGACTTCGATGTGATGGGCGCCGGTCAGGTCGATGGCAACATCGGGGATAAGGCGGATCTCGAATGTGCCGAAGACCGGCCCGGCCACGCACTGCAGCCGGTCGGCCGACTTCACCAGCGGGGCGCCGTTCGCATCGGCCGTCAGGTCGAAGTAGCAGACGCCCACCCGGTCCGGCGCCCGCCCCGCCACGATGGGCGCGGGCTGGTCCTTGCCGGGGCGCAGGAACGTCAGGTCCAGGCGGCACTGCAGGAGACCCGGCTGGTTCAGCACCGGGTCCACGACCGTCTCCACCGGAACCCAGGAGAATGTCATGGCCCCGGCCGGGCCGAGCGTGGGATCGAGCCGCAGCACCTGGCAGGTGGACAGGTAGAACATCCGCAGCACCGAACTGGGTGCGAAAGGCACGTAGGGCTGCGGCACGGTCATGCCCTGGTAATCGGGGTCACCACCTGACGTGCCCGTAGACCGCCAGGTCGCCGAGGACGAACAGCACGGAGAACACCGCGGCGGCGCCGGCCGCGAACAGCAGCTCCAGGCCGAGCTTGCGCCAGAGGCTCCGCTCGCGGCGGAACTCCCGGTGCACCATCACATCACCCGCCAGCCGTACCCGTGGAAGAGGTTGTGCACCTTGCCGTGCACGCCGTCCGGGTAATACCACTGGGTCCACCAGCCGGCCGGGCCAAAGAACTGTAGCAGTCCGCTCACGCAGTCAGGATCGGAACGATTCTTTTCACCGGAATACCGTGGTCCTCGGCGTAGCGTGAGCAGTGCCCGGTTCCGTGCGTGACGTGGAACGGCCAGCCAGAGTCCGGCTTCCTGCCCCGGCACTCGTGGCGCTCGCAGGGCAGCCCGAACGCCGCGCACCCCCAGGCGCCGAGACGGACCATTTTCTCGTTGCGCCGGAAGCCTGCGCCCCGGTCGAAACGGCCGGCCGGGTACCAGTCTGCCGGATGGCGCTCCGTCCCGCCGCCCAGATACTCGTCCCAGTAGGTCTCGCACAGCAGGTCCGCGCCGCGCGGGCAGGCACCGGACACCAGCAGCGTCTCCGGGTCGTAAGTCCACACGGCCTTCAGCACGCGCCAGACGGTCCCGGCATCGTCCCAGTTCTGCGACCCGGTGACCAGCAGACGGCGGCGCGGTTCGGTCATGCCTGTTACTACACCGGAACGAGACGTACTATTACCGGGCTCCGGCGGGCGTCCTGGCTCATCCCCGAGACAGGGCCGGTCGCGCTCGCCGCGCCCGCCCGCATGCGCCCGCCGGAGACCAGTCAGCCAGGGTCGGCGGGGAACGCCTCGGCACTGATCGAGTAGCCGACCGGGAAGTCGTACGCGTCATGATCCGCGGGCCCGGTCAGCACCATGCGCTGCTCGTGCTCGTCCCAGCCGATATGCGCCAGGTCGCTGCGGGCCCTTCGCTCGAACCCCGTGATCTGGCCGAAGTACAGCCCGGCCAGCGACTGCCGCTTGGCGAGGCGCCGGATAGCCAGGTCGAACATCGCAACGCCGGTCTGCTCGTTGGTGACTTCAACGGCCTGGGCGTTGCGGGCGGCCTCCTGCAGCGGCTTGGAGTAGGAGTAGGACCCGATTGTCTCGTTGTTCAGCGGCGACGCGATCACCTGCTGGTAGGGCCAGCGCAGGTACAGCCAGTCCGCCATGGCCATTACGCCCATGCAGGCCAGCTGCTGGTAGTCCGGGTTCATCCCCGCGTAGTCGTCGGCGCTCAGCTCGCTCAGGATTGTGAACATCATGGTCGCCTGCAGCAGCGCCGAGTTGACGTAGCTGGTGTAGCTGGCCTGCGGGCGCCCGGAAAAGGCGGCCAGTTCCGCCGGCGTGGGCACCGGCCAGGTCACGGCTGCACCGGGGCAAGAAGGCTGAGGATATAGGCACTGGCCTCGAAATCCGAGTGGCTCGCTGCGTGCGCGCCCGCCTGCGATCTGTGGTGGTAAGCGCAGTACCAGCGGAAATTAGCTCCGCTCTCTACCCACGCCCCCACCTGGTCCGGATTGCTGATTCCGGGGTAGTCCACCTCCAGCGCGGTCAGGCTGATGCCGTTGGTGAGACTGAACTCCACGTGCGCGTGATGCAGCTCCAGGCCCGGCTGCACGCCGTCGAGCGCGGGTGGGGCAGGCGCTCCCTGCGCGTCGCGGCACCCGGCGAAGCCGATGCGCTGGCCGATGTAGCAGCGGGCGGCGGCGCGGTGAGCCCGGTGGTAAGCATGAAAGTCGGCATAGTGCGGGTCGCCTGCCCGCGCCGGGTGCTCGGGATAGGCGATCACGTACGAGTGCGTCACACGCTGGGTGTGCGCCGGGACCGTCACGTCCGGGTAATCGGAGCCCGGCCTACCGGAAAGCGGGCGCGGGCACTGCCCGGCCGCGGCGGCGCTCGGCCTCGTCGGCGGCGCGCAGCTGCTCCTCGGTCGGCCCGGTGATGACCACCTTGTTGCCCTGCGCGTCGGTGCCGGAAAGCTGCTCGAAGCTGCCGGCCGCCTCAGTGTAGGAGGGACGTCCGGGCCACGGGCCGAAGTCGAACTTCTGCTCTCCCCAGCGGTCGATCTGCTGCCAGCGGTCCAGGGTGATCCACCCGGTCACCTCGGGCCAGCGCGGGTGCTCCGGGCCAATCGCCAGTTCCTGCCCGCGGTACCAGACCTGGCCGCACGCGGTGAGCCCGTCGGCAATGAAGTGGATCAGCACCGCCTCTCCCGCAGCGGGCACGAACTGCTGCGGCTGGCTCTCGAACCGGGCAGCGGCGGCCACCGCCTCGGCGTGCTGCCGTTCGCGTTCGGCCCTCTCCGCCGGAGTCAGCTCGGCAGACGCACGCGGGCGCATCGGCTCCCCGGCCAGCGGCAGTTTCGCGCCCATCGGCATCCCGCACGTCGCGCAGAACCGGAAATCCCGGTGGTTCTCATGCCCGAACGCGCACCGCGCGAACTCTTCCGCCGGGGCCGCAGCCGACGCCGGGACGGTGCTCGGCCGCAGCCGCTCGGAGGCGGCCACCACGTCAACGACGGCCTGCGGGCCGCTCAGTCCTGCCATGGCGGGGGAATCGGCGGCTAGGGGCGGGATTCGGGATTCGAACCCGAGAGCGGTCAGCTGTTACTCAGTCCAGAAGACCGCGAGCCTGAGTACTCACCGGACGGCCGCTACCGGCTTACTCCCGCAGGCCGGAAATCGGGAGGGACAGATAGCGGCGCTGCCCGGACTACACTCCAGGCCCGCGTGACTTCCGGCCCTCCCTCATTCCCGGTACCGGGTCCGGGGAATGCCCCCGTGCCGCGGTACGCCCGTTACTACGCCTGAACGCGAGAAGCCCCCGGAGTAAGCCAGGGGCTTCTGCGTGCGTGTCAGCCGTTGCGAGGGTGACCGTTTCAGGCTAGTCGATGTTTCCGCCGCCTGCCTGGTTGCCGACCGAGCCTGCGTAGTAGCCGGCCGGAGGCGTAACGCCAGAGCCGCCGCTGATGATGTTCGTGGCCACCAGCATCTGCTCGGGCCGGGTGATGATCGGCAGGAAGTGCAGTTCGAGCAGGTACTGGCGGGCGCTCGGGTCCTTTTCCTTCCAGGTCTTCGCGAATTTGCCCGTGAATCCCTGGGGAGCCTCGTCGTCCGCGGTCGGGCCGATCAGCACCTCGATGGGCCGCTGGTCAGTGTAGTTTCCCATGTAGATCTGGCCGTCCGGAACGAAGAACGTCAGGTTGCCGAGGTCAGATTCGAAGACCTGCTCCACGTTCTGCCAGGTCAAGCCCATGAAGCCGGACATGATGCCGGTCGAGTAGAACTCGTCCTTCATCCGGTCGCTCAGCATGGTGGCCGGGATGGACACGGTGGACGCCTGCGTCGCGGAAACCCACGCCTCCATCAGCCCGGCCATGGTGACCGAGGTCGCGAAGACTTCCTTCGCCGGCACCCGGCCGTGCACCTGCAGCAGCCGCTTCCAGGACCGGACGTCCTCGATGATGTTCACCGGCGTGGCGTAAGTGATGGTGCCGCCGGAAGCGTTCAGCCGGGTGTTGGCCTGGCCGAGGGTGTAGGAGGTGTTCGGGGCCCCGACGTTGCCGCCCGCGTTGGAGGTCTGGCTGACACCGCCCGTGGTGTAGTAGCCGAGCGCCGTGTTGGTGACCCACGGCGTGGCCGGGGTGACGAAGTGGCTGCTCGGGAACTTGTAGTCGATGACGGCCTGGACGTCGGCGTAGTTGTAGGTGAGGGCACCGCCCAGCGCCTGCCACGCCGACCACTCCATGAAGTTGTCGAACCGCTGGTTGAGGTCGTTGATTTCGCGCAGCACGCTCTGCTCGGCGTTGATGCGGGCGATCTCGCCCGGCGTCCTCAGCCAGTGAAGCGTCGTCGGCTCGAAGACCTTCTTCTCGCGAAGGTAGACGAAAGACGCCGACTCCTGGCTCCGGCCGAGACGGGAGATGATGTGCGCCTCAGAGTTCGGCACGTTCGGCTTGGCGACCGCGCGCGAGCCCTTCACCACGTCCCAGGTGGCGGACGGGAAAGGCCACGGCGTCTGGTCGAGCCTGTTGAGCAGGAGAAGAGTCTCCGGCGTCACGAATTTTTCGACCTAAAACGACTCCGCGGAGCACGACTGGCTCCAAAAGACTGATGTCCGGAATCTGGCCCACCTCCTTCGGTACACCAACCTGTCCGAGGTCGGCAGCGCTGTCAGGTTTCACAGCGACCCGAAAGTTCGAGCCCGGCCTGCGCCGCTCCCTCGCGGAGAGCCACTTGGCTGGCCTAGCGCGCTAGGCGCTTGCCCGGTCTAATCGGCAAACCGCCTGAGCAGCCTCCGCCAGCGCCGCCGTGCCCGGTAGTACGGCCACACCGCGTGCCTCCTGAGCCAGTGCCGCGCCCGCTCGGAAGGCTGGAACTTCCCGTGCCCGATGTGGATGTGCGGCTCTGCCGTCCTGCCCTTCTCCCAGTCCGGCCCCCACCGGCAGGTGTAGGGCTCAAGGGAGTCGAAGCGGTGCTCGCGCAGCCAGATCCGGAAGACAGCCAGCCATGCCCGGCGGCGGCTGCGGTACCGGAACTTGCCGTGATGCGCGGATCGCCAGTTTTCATAGCGGTGATGCCCCACGCTTTCTACTACACCGCACGGTCACTGGCGTAGCAGCAAGGGGAGAAACGAGAAAAGGAGAAACGGCATGGCAGAGGTACCGCAACGGCGCATTCCCGGCTTCCGCCAGGCGGGCAGCCGGGAACGGATCGCCGGCGTTATCACCCGCTGGCAGGACGGCGAGACCTACGGGTTCATCACCAGCGAGGACCGGGTCACCTATTTCCTGTCCGAGAGCGACCTGCCGCGCGGGCTCGCCAGCCTGACTGTCGGGACCGTGGTCACGTTCACCGCCGCGGACAACCCGCAGCCGGGCAAGGCGCACCTGCGGGCCAAGTCCGTGCGGCTGGCGGAAAGCACTGAGCCCCAGGTTGCAGGCCCTGGGGCTCAGTAGCGGCAGCCAGTAAACCGAGGCGCCGCGCTAGAAGATGAAGGCATTCACGCCGACCCCCGTGGGCACCGTGCCCGCGGCGTTCGGCGGCACGCCGTCCATCGGTCCGCCGGGGAACGGGGCCGGAACAGCGGAAATCGCGCCGCCGTAAGGCACGTACCGGGCGCCCAGCAGGAGGATCGCCTGCCCGGCGGCGGAGCCGAGGCCGTTGGCGACCACGTTGGTCGTGTCGGTGCCGGACACCAGGTTGCCGTTGAGAATTCCCCGCACGACCATGTTGCCGAGCGCGTCCACCGGGGCCTTGGAGGCCGGGCTGGCCGGAAACAGGCCGGTGCCCGCGCTGCCCGCCAGCGTGATGCCGTCCGGGTTGACCCCGTTGGTGCTGGCGTTGTAGGCGCTCAGACTGGCCGATCCCACCCCGCCGGTGTCGCGCGCGTCGCGCAGCACGCCGCCGGGCACCGCCCGCCCGTCGGTGGCCGCCGCGTTGTAGGCGAAGTACTTGCCGGAGGCAGTGTGCCGCGCGATAACGCAGCCGGTCGGCAGCACGCCCTGCCCGGCCGCCAGGGTGACACCCCGCTGGGTGAACCCGGCATAGGACAGCAGGAGTTCCTGGACCGCCTCGGCGTGGAACTCGTCGCCGTACCCCTGGCCGTACTCGTGGGTCGGCTTGACGTACCCCGGTACGTAGTCGAACTCGAAGCTGTCGTTGTTGGGCATCGGCCGCGCTCCTCGTTACTTCCGGGTGCCGTTCGGGCTGAAGAACTGGCTGTGCTCCGCCGACAGGCGGGCCACCTCGGCGTCGATGTCCTCCTCGTGGCGCTGCTCGCCGTCCGGGCCGGAGACGCCGTCCTGGTGGGAGAGCTTCACGTACGGGGCGTTGACCGGAGCGAGGATGGCGTCCAGCCCGTCGCGGTTGGACAGGGCCATCCCGACGGCGACCTCGCGCGTCTTGGGCAGCAGGCGCCCGGCGTCGATGTAGCCGTCCACTTCGGTCTCGGCGGCGGCCAGCTTCAGGTCGTCCACCGACTTGCGCAGGCCCTTGTTGTCGGCGGCCAGCTCCACCACCGCGGCGGTCACGTCGGACAGGCTCACCGTGCCGGGGTCGGCGGACAGCTGCACCATGCCCGCGTCCTTCAGCGCCTGGACCACCGAGGCGGTCAGCGCGGCGGTGTCCGGCGCGGGCGGCGCGGCAGCGGCGGCCTGCAGGGCCGTGACGTCGATGCCGTGCTCGTTCTTCAGAGCGGCGAGCAGCTCTTCCCTGCTAAGCGGCACGGTTTCCTCCGGCGGCGCGGGAGTCAGGACGACAACTTCGCCGGTGTTATCGGCTGCGGACGCCAGCACTTCGGTGTAGTCGTCCAGGTCCGTCACGTAGGGCCGGTTGGTGACCGCGACGTGCAGCAGGGTGGGGCCGACCTTGCTGTTGGTCTTCGTGTCGGTGTAGTTGGTCGACAGGTAGGCGCTCGCGCCCAGGTAGGTCTTGCCGAGCCGCTTGACCGCGTCGTCGTCGCGCGCGTCGATGAGCGCGTACACCTTGTCGCCGCGCGAGCGGATGCCCAGGACCTCGCCGATGTTCGCACCGGGGTTCTCGACGTGCTCGTTCTTGTCGTTGGCGAGCGGGACCTGGACGATCGGGCAGTAGCCCTTGGCGAAGTTGTCCTGCATCGCGGCGACGAACGCGTCATCGACGTTGATCTTCGCCCCGGTCTTCGGGTGCAGCAGGACGCCCTTGTTGAGAATGTGCTTCTCGAACAGCTTGCCCATCACCCGGCGGGTGCGGGCGAGAGCTACCGGAATGTCCGCGACCGGCGCGAAGGTGTCGCCACCCGGGGCCGGCACGATGTAGCGCAGGTCATCGGCCATGCGCCTTTAATCGGACCGGCGGGCCTCCGGGGCACGGGACGCCAGCAGGACAGCCGCCTGCGCAAGCGTGTCGGCGGCTGCGGCCGGGTCGCCGGGAGCCAGGTCGATGACCTGGCGCACCTGCGCCTCGGCGTCGTGCAGTCCGAGACCGCGCAGCCGGACCGCCGTCTCGCGCAGCCGGGCCAGCACCACCGCATCCGGCAGGGCACCCGTTTTCACTGGACACCTCCGCTTGACTTGAGTCTAGACAGTCGGGCAAGATAGGAGATCGTGCAAATTTCAACGGCAGGAGAACCGCATGCCCAAAGGCAACAGCCACATGAACGGCAACAGCTACGCCAACGGCCCGCAGACGGGCAAGCCGCGCGAGGTAGCGGCAGCCGAGACCAACTTCTGGCCGTTCGCCGAAGGCGATGACCCGCGCCTATTCGCCAGCTGACCCGTCCCCGGCAGGAGGGTCCTCTTCGGCGGCAGGGGGGTCCTCCTGTTCCGTACTCAGTTCCGGCCGGGCCGGCTCTTCCCGGACCGCCCAGTCCTGCGCGGGCTCCTCGCGCGTCACCCAGTCAGTGCTCATGAGCCGCTAATCGGGCCGGTACTCGGCCAGGCCAGGGACGCTCTCCAGCACCCGTGCGGCCTGCGCCAGGGCATCCTCGCTCCCGGAGACCTCCAGCCCGCCGTCGGTCATCGCCCGGGTATCCAGCGGGCCGAACGAGTAGCGCACGCGGTGCTCGCGGGCATACTCCAGCAGCGCGATGGCCGCCAGGGCGTAGGGGACGGAGCTGTCCGCGTACCACCGGCGCGTCTTGTCAGCCACCGCCCCCTGCCAGCCTCTTCAGTACCTGGTCCAGCTCGTAGGCAGCCGCCCGCAGGAACGCGCGGTCGGCCTCGTACACATCATCGGGCATGTCCCGTACGTCGGCTGCCGACAGGAACCTTACCGGGGCCGGCGGAGACTCCGGGGCACCTTCGGACGCGGTATCACCGGCTCGCACGATTTCCAGGCGGCACCGGCAGAACGGGTGCAGCAGCGGGCCCTGCAGCCGCCCCCGGTACGGCCGCGGCGGCTGGGTCCAGATGATCCGCTCGCCCGCCTGCATGCCGTAGCGGCGCTCTCCGGCCCGGGTGGCCACCCGCCGCGTCCGGGACTGCGGCATCGCCGCCGGACCGCCCAGGTAGGCCGCGAAGCTCTCGCGCAGCCCGATCGTCACCCCGTTCAGCCGGCGGCACCACAGGCAGCAGGTGGGGCTGTCCGCGTGCGCCCGCCACCGCTTCGCCAGCCGCTCCCCCGCCGCCTCGCGGACCAGGGCGCCGTCGAGCACGGCGGCCGTCCGGCCGGCCCCCTCCGCCGTGTGCACGGCCATCCGGGCGCGCAGCGCCGCCTGCCGTCCCCAGCCGAGCAGCGCCTCGCGGACCGCTACCGCGCGCTCCTCGGCTGCCTGCTGGTCCGGGTGCTCGCCGGTTCCGGTCCGCAGGACCGAGGCGTGCGCGTGCCGGATCAGGCCGTGCAGGTGGGGCAGGTTCCCGAAGATCCGGCCGATGTCGTCCAGCAGGTGCTTCAGCACCGCGTCGTCGCCGGTCACGGCCCCTGTCTCGTCCCAGGCCTGGCGGACCAGATCCTCGGCCGCCGCCCGGGACTCGCCCAAGGCCTCGCGCAGCACCGCGTTGGTGTCCGGGCGGGCCAGCAGCACGTCGGCCGAACCGCCCGGGCTGGAGCGGATAACCAGGGCGAGGTAGGCCGCCGCCTCGGCCATCACCTGGCGAACGGCGACCGCGAGCTGCTGCCCCAGGTCCGCCACGGGCTAGCCGGGGTTCAGCTCGCCCCGGAACGACGTACGCCGGTCGATGTCGTCTCGGTATTCGCAGACGGTATAAGGCGAGTTCCCTGGCCCGTGCTGAGGGGCGTACGGCCGGACTACTGCTGCTCCGGGGCCGCCCTCGTAGACGAACGCAAAGTCTTCCATGCGTTCATGCAGATCCACGTCGCCCAGCCGGTCGAACAGCCACCGCTGCCAGGATGCCTCGTTGTAGGTGGCGGGCGGCACCGGGAAGTAGTGGTTGACAGGAAGCACCCGCTCCGGGTGGTAGGTGTCCGGCCCGCACCGCTGAACCACCAGCGTCAGGCCGCGCGACTCCCCGGAATGGCGGCCCGGCTTGTCCCGCTGCAGGTCGTCTTCCAGCCAGACCCTCCAGTTCATGTGCCGACGGTAGCGCAGGCGGCCGACCAGGCTGGCGAGAATACCGGGATACGGGGCGGTCTGGTGCATCTGACGGTCATCGCTCACTGCCGCGCAATCGGCTACCTGCCGAGAAGAATGCGCCGGGCCAGAAGGCACCGGAAACGGAACGGCTGGCCCGCCGTGCAGATCCTGGCCACGTCGGCTGCCAGCTGCGCCTGGCTGTCCAGCGGACGCCTCCGGGCCAGGGCCTCCAGAACGCTGCGTGCCTCCCGGGCCCCCGCGTTCAGCCCCTCGTCACGGGCGCCGGCTTCCGCCCGCGCGCCGGCCAGCCACTCCGGCGAAGCGCTAGGCACCGGGAACCTGACTGCCGGGCGGGGTCAGCTGCAGGTGGGCGTAAGCGAGCCCGGAGATGGTGTCGCCCGGCAGCACGGACAGGTGCTGGCCGAGCTGCTGGTGCACCGCAGCGGCCCCCTTCGGCGGCGGACGGCGCGGCTGGGCAGCCGGCCCAGCGGGTACCGGAGCCGTTCCGGCGGCCAGCCCGACCGCCATCCCGGCGGCGATCTCCTCAACCAGGTCGCGCGCCAGCGCCACCATGGCGTCGTGCGCGCTCACGACCGGCCCAGCCCGTTGCCTGACGGACCGTTGCGGACGGCGCTTCCCCCGGACGGGCCGCCGGACGCCGACGTGCCCGTGCTGGACGGGTGCGCGGTGGTGGGGATCTTGACGGTGATGGCAGGGGCCTGCCCGCCGCTTCCCTGCCCCGCGCCCTGCACCTGGGCCGGGTTGGCCGCAGCGGCCTGGGCCTGCTTCTGGGCAGCCTGCTGCATGACCTTCGCCTGCTTTTCCCGGTCCGCCTTGATCTTGTCGTAGTCCAGCTTGAAGCCGAAGTTCTGCGCCTGTCGCTGCTCAAGCTCCAGCATGAATTCCGGGGTTACGTTCGCCTGCGGGCCGGCGGTGGCCAGCTTGTCGAACGTGTCCTGAATGGCGGCCTTGGCCTCTTCGGTCAGCGGGCCCCACTTGAACTGAGGGTATTTCTCGCTGCCGAAGTTCCAGTCCACGAACCTCGGGAAGACCTTATCGGTGATGACCTGCGCCATTTCCTCCAGGATGCCTTCCAGCATCATGAAGAACGTCACGTCGTCCTGTTTCCCGAAGTCGACCAGTGTGCTATCGCCCTGGCCGCCGCCCTGCTCGTTGTCGAACCACTGAGCGAGAACGCTCTTCGACATCTGCGAATTGTGATGGTTGATCAATCCGAGGAAGTCGAAGCGGGCCGCCGCTTCGTTCAGCGTCTGCACAGTCCAGTCCGCGGTCGGCAGCGCGATGTACTGCGCGAGGCCGAGCTGTGCCAGCGCCCGGACGAAATTGTTCTTGTCCTCGGCCGGGGCGTTCGGCACCATCGTGCCCACCCGCAGGCC